CAGCTCAGGGTTCCCTGCGCCTACGGCGGTCGTCATATCGTGGCGGGTTTTCAGCTCGACGATGGCCCGCGTGAAATGCGGGTCCCAGAGCGTCGAATGCACTTCGCCCGTGCCCTTCGAATCGAAGAAGGTCGCGGTAACTGAGCTGACGCGGTTGCCGACCAGGTTTTCGTCGCTGCCGGTGTCGTTGAACCCAGACGCGTCAACGGTCGTCATTTCCGACACCGGGTTAATCGCCCGGCAGAAATTCGATAGGTCAACGCTGTCAACCTCGACCGAATCTTTAAGGGCAATCTCTTTAGGCACTGTCGTCGCCTCCCTCGTTTTCGTCGGCGTCGGGCTCGCGCACCTTGGCGTTTGCACGGACGCGCTCGATGAGCCCGGCCCTAATCAGCCGCGCCTCTTTTGCTTCGTCGAAATTCGCTTCAAAGACCGCGCCCGGCTTGTGACCGCCCACGGTTGCGGTTCCGCTCACGCGGTACTTGCTCATGGCGTACCTCCCAGGAATGCCGAGACGGTCCAATCGCAGCCGAGCATTCGCGCCTCGGCTGCGTCGTCGCCGTACTGACGGAACCCGCCGACCTCGCGGTCGTTTGGGATGACGGCGACATCGGCCAGCGCCGCCTCGACGCTGGCCGGGTCGCCGGGGTCGAGCATGCGCAGCAGCAGCTGCTGCGCCGACTCGGGGTCGCCCATTTCGACCCGCGCCCGCACGGTCAGATAGACCTGCGTGTCGCCGATGCCGAACGCTGCGCCGAGCTGAAACGGCGTAGCTGGGTAGACATCGAGCGCGGGCGGCGACGGGTTGTCATTCCAGTACGCGTACACCTGCAGGTCTGGAATTTCTGCACTCAGCGGGCGCAGAGCGGTGGCGATGTCCTCCATCAGCGTGCGCAGACTCAACCGACGCCCCAATCGGTTTTTAGGCTGGCGAGGTTCTGCTGATGGCGGTAGAACGAAACCCGCGCGACGAACACGGGCACCATATCCGGGCCTTGGTTCAAGGTCCCGAACGGCGTGCTGCGCCAGTGTTCGGTCGCGCGGTCGAGGTTTACCTGCGTCACCAGCGCAAGCTGTTCAGGCGTCAGCGAGGCTGGTGGCGTCAGGTCCCATCCGAGGTAGGCGTCGATTTCCTGCGTCGCTGCGTCGAGCGCCCGGTCGGCAGCATCGAGCGCTGCCTGGCTCGGCGATTCGAGCCGCAGCGTGCGCACGAACTCATCTTGCGACGCGTAGCTCATCAGTCGTCGCTCGAACTCGTTTCGGGCTCGGGCTCGGCTGGCTTCGGGTCCGACTTCGAGGTCGAGCGCTTCGCCTTGGTCGGCTTCGGCTCGCTCGCGCCGCCGGTCCCTTCTTCCCACGGTGCCGAACCGTGAACTACCTGCTGGTTCGGCGCGTCGTGCGTGTCGCCGCCCTGGCTGCCTTCGTCGGCTGACATCAGGCGGTCGCCACGGCGATGATGCCCGTGTCCTCCATCGTCAGCGCGGCGAAGTAACCGGCATAGGCGACCTGCACGCCGAGCACTGACGGCTCGACTACCTGCAGCGCGCCGATCCGGTCCTCGTAAACCTCGGCTGCCGCCGTGGAGATAACGAGCACCGTGCCAGCAACCAGCGCCGACGACATCACGACACTGATGCCGGACACTGCGCCCATCACGCCCTGGCCGAACGAGCCAGCCGAGAAACCAGACGACTGCGCGTTCAGCGGGTTGATCGGCGCGAACAGCGGACCGATCAGCCCGAGCATGTCAGGCGACACGGCGATGATGAGCCGCCCCTGACCCTTGGTCGCCGAGTACGCCTCACCTGCCGCCGCCCAGACTGCTGCGGCGACCTCTACCGGCGTCGGCGTTGCGCCGAGCCCTGCACCTGCTGACGGCGTTGCGTCGGCGGTCAGCTGCGTTGCGGTCACCAGCTCGGTCTGGATGGCGTACTCAGCCGCCAGGTCGCTGATAACCAGGTCCATGATGCTCGGCTGCGTCCAGTCGATGTCTTGCCGCGACACGTTGACGTAGCCGCCATAGGTCGCCGCTGCAACCGGGACCTTGCTAACCGTCATCTTGCGCGACGCCAGCTCGGTTTTCTCGCCTGCCTGCGCGGCTACCAGTGTGTGCTGGGTGACCTTCGGCCGTGACCAGCTGCCGTTAGGTAGCTGCCGCGGTCCGAGCGCCGAAACCAGCGGGCGGGCTGCGTCGATGAAGTTAACGACCGGCCCGAGGATTTGCTCGGGCAGCAAGCCGGGGTTGTCGCCGGTCGTCTGGTGCGATGCGGCGCGGTGGTACAGGTCGAGCCTGCTGATTGCCTCATCGACGCCGAGCCCTGCGCGCCAGTAGTCGAGCACGTAGGCACCAGCCGAGCGGTACTCGACTGGACCCGCGAGCTCCGGCGAGCGAGCGGTGGCGATTTCGGCCTGCAGGCGTGCCGTGCGCTCGCGCGAGTCGGCGCTGATGCGTGCCGTTTCGCGGAGCGGTTCGAGCATGCCGTTAACGATCTGGATGCGATCACGCGCTCGCGTAATCAGCTCCAACTCTTGCGCGTTGATGTCGCGCGTCTCGCGCTCGGCAGCTTCGACTAGACCGTCGATGAACGTCTGGCGGTCGTCGATTTCCTGCGCGTAGCGTGCGACCAGTGAATCGGTGGCGGGCATCGTGCGGGACCTCCAAAAGTAGGCGCGAAAGGAACGTCGATCTGGATTCGCACCACTCGCCCGCATCAGCCGGACCCGCCCACGGCGGTCTGCAACGGCTGGTAGCTAGTGGTTCGTTCTAGCTAGCTGATGTCAGCATATTGATCGTCGAGCAGCCATGCACGAACTTGGTCGAGGTTCGGCGTTGCGATCCTTTCCGATAGCGGGCCCGTCGTCGCTGCTCGAACGGCGAGCACGTTTGCGTTTTCATAGGCAGGGTCCGGCGTGAGGGCGATGTGCCCGAGCCAGAGTCGGTTTAGCCGCCTGCGGTTTCGGTTCTCCCAGACCTCGCCGCCGCGCATCACGCCGAACGCGGCGCTGGCGTCGAGCACGCCGTCGGCGGCGAGCGCCAGGGCTTCGTCGCCCTCAGCAGTGCGCGCGATCTTGATTTCGGCGACCAGCCCCTCGGCGCGGTTCGGATGAAAGCTGCGGGCGCAGCCGACGCTGCGGGCGGTGTCGTGGTCGCGGTTGACTTTGACGCGGTTGGCCCGCCGCTCGATCCCTGCGAACGCGCCACGGCTGCAGATTTCGCCGACCATCCGACCGCGATACTCGACCAGGGTTTCCTGTTCGTAGGGCATCACGACCAGCTCAATCGTGCGGCTCGGATAGTCCACGCCGACCAGCTGCTGCGCCGCCCTGAATTCCAGCGGCGTCGTCGGGCGCGCCTCATCGGCGGGCTGCAGCTCGGCGAGCTGGTCGTCGGTCTGTTCGTCGATCTGCTCAGTCATCGCAGCACCCCCGCGCTTAGGTCATCCGGCGACGTGTTCGTCAGCCGCTCGGCATTCTGGATTTGCTCGACGGTCATAACCGGGTTGCCCTGGTCGTCGCGTATGCCGTTGAGAATTGCCGCCGTCTGCGCGCGTTCGAGCGGTGCGGGCTCGACGTAGGCGTCGCGGTTCAGCTCGACGCGCGAGCCGCGCGGCAGCGCCCACTGCGATAGCGCGCTCATCACGGACGCAGCTTTCGGGCGCAGCCCCGCGCGCCAGTGATAGTCAAAAATCCCGTTGACGTTTTTGTAGGTCATCGCGTCGTGCCCGGCTGACGGCAGCCCCACGAGGAACGGCGGCACGCCGAGCGCGATGGCGATACGCGCCTCGTTCATTTCGCTCAGCTCGATGAGCGCCATATCGCGCGGGTTGATCTGCGCCGCCTGCCAGCTGACGCCGCCCGATACGACGGCGGGCTCGCCGAGCCGCGACATACGCGCCTGCACCCATTGCGCCTGCAGCGCCGACGCCTGGCTCGCGGTCAGCTCCTCGGGGTGAGTCAGCACCGATGACGGAATGCCGCCGCCCGCCGCCAGCGTGGTCGCGTAGCGCATTAGCGTCGCCGCTGCGACGACGCGCGGCTGCACGGCGTCGAGCGGCCCCTCGCCGTGCAGGTTGTGCACGGTCGAGCGGTAGCGAATGTGCAGCAGGTCCTCGGTTACGTCGAGCGACCCGATTGTGTAGAGCCGCGTGCCGTCGCTCGCGTAGTCGATGCTCACCAGGTAGGGCGGCACGACGTGGAACCGCGCAGGCTGCCCGGTCGCGTAGCGCGCGGTGGC